ACTGTTCGTTCTCAATTATGAGAAGATCCGAACCGGCAAGACAGAGTGGATGTCGAAGAGAGGCAAGAAGATCATGACTTGGCACTTGCCCGAAGACACGTTAGTGCTAGTCGATGAGGTCCACAAATGTAAGGGGCCATATACTCAGAACTCTCAGTTGCTAGTCTCACTTGTTACGCAAGGCTATTCAATTCATGCCATGTCCGCAACTGCTGCTGAAGATCCTACTGAGATGAGACCAATTGGATACGTGTTAGGGTTACACAATTTAAACAAAGCGTCAGACGGTTTAAAAAGTTGGTTCAGTTGGATGATGCAATACGGCTGCACCCAGAACCAATGGAACGCATGGGAGTTAAGACGAAAAACTAAACTCAGTGATCTCAACAAGATCATGTATAACAAGAATGTTAAGCGTTTAACAGTGGATGACTTTCCCGATTCATTTAAAGAGAACCGAGTATTCATCGAGCCAATAGCCTTTGGTTCCGCCGCTAAGATCGCGAAGGCTTACAGCGACTTTGGAGTAACTCCTGAGATAATCACCAACCTATTAGAGAATGGAACTGTTGAGGACAGTGATTGGGGTCTAGTAAATTTACTTCGGGCGAGACAACTCGCTGAGTCCTTGAAAGCGAAGGACATGGCTGACATGGCGAAGGACTACGTCGAGCAAGGTCATAGTGTTGTGCTGTTTGTGAATTTTACAGACACTGTCGATGTCCTTTGCGAACTGCTAGGATGTATGTGCATTCAAGGAGGTCAGAAAGTTGAGGAAAGACAAGAGATCATTGACGCCTTTCAAAGGGACGAAGAACACATTCTCGTTATTAACACTGCTGCTGGCGGAACCGGAATCTCTCTTCACGATACCAACGGTAACCGCCAACGGATCTCGTTGATCTCACCTACCTTTAATGTGAAAGATCACCTACAAGCGTTAGGGCGCATCCACCGCAATGGTGCAAAAAGTGATGCTATTCAGAAAGTTCTGGTTGCTAGCGACTCCATAGAGGAACATGTTATGCGTGTTGTCGAGCAGAAATCAGATAACCTCAATACTCTACACCAATGAAAACACAAGTAATAAAAGGGATGACCCCTTACAAAAAACAAATAATAGATAAAGTAACGGAACTTGTATGTTCAGAATTCGCAATAGATCGTGACGAGATATTTACTAAGAGTCGAGCTTACTCTTATTGCATACCTCGTATGGTCGCTGTCGGTATCTTGAGAAACAAGTTTAAGTTTACTTACAGCTCGTTGTCTGATTACTATGGTTACACCCACAGTAGTTCAATATCCTATGCATCTAAGTCTCTCGATCAGAGAATTAAAGAAGACCCTGAAATAGCTTCAGTCGTTAAGTCAGTCCTTAAACAACTAAACTCATAAATAGATATGAACTCTGAGATGAAAGAGAACTCTAAGATGATGCAAGAAGCCATTGTTATTGATGCGACAAGGCTGATTAAAAAATACGCAGAACAATATGGGTTACCACCTAAATGGGTAATGAGTCGTTTTGATGTGGGGGGTCCAAAAGGTAGGACTGTCCAAACCAGAATTGAATCCTCTCACGCTAGGCATCGCGTTATTACCGAGTTAGCTGATTTGGGTTACCCGAGAGATTTAATAGCACGTTCGTTTGATCTCGGACGTGATGCAGTTAACAGTATAATTAAAAAGTTTAGACAACAACAAAATGAGCAACAACATTAAATACCTGACTGACGCAGAGAAGATCCGCCTCAAATTACTTGAAGACGAGATTTACATGCTAAACCACAAAGTTGAGCGCACACTCAAGAAACGAGACCACCTCCAACGTGAGGTGAAGCGAATAAACGAATCGACTCATGAGCGAACAACCCAACCATAGCGACAGGGGCCACGCGGAGTTCTCGCCATCCAGCCTAAAATATGTGGCTGCTTGTGCTGCGTATCAGGGCCGCGACGGCACTTCGGCTGCTGCCGAGATGGGGACCAGAATTCACGAGGCTCTCGAAGTCTTTGACCCTTCTGCCCTTCACACCGAACAAGAGCTGGAGATTTACGAACAGATTGTTCAAATGGAACAGGAGTTTATGACTAACTTCGGCGAGGTCGCTGAAGAGTTAAACGAGATCCAAGTTGAGGTCGCCCTAGACGGAACCGAGACATGGGGAACCTGTGACCGATTCCTGATCCTCAAAGGCGGTGATCGAGCCGTCATGGCAGACTACAAAACCGGAATCAGTATCATTGATCCGCCAGATAAGAACTGGCAGGCAAAAGCATATACATGTGGAGCCTTCCAGAAGTATCCTGAGATTCAGGAGATCGTCTTCGCGTTTTACGTGCCGCAACATAGCGCGACTCTTCACCACACGTTTACGCGAGACGATCTCCCTACTCTGGTCGAAGACCTTAGTCGAGTGATCAAGGCTGGCGAACAGATTCGACCAAAGTGGGAGTCAGGCACGCCAGAGTTAGAGGAATGCACTCCGACTCAGTATTGTCGTTTCTGTAAACATGAAGATGTATGTCCTGCGTTGGGTGGTCTCGTTATAAGTGTCGCCAAGAAGCTAGATACCACGTTGCCGGACATCGATCCTACTGACGTCGACAATCCAGCTAGACTCTCTGAGTTATTTAACATCGCGAAGATTGTAGAGAATTGGGCAGCGTCTATTAAGGCAAAGACTCTCGCCAAGTTAAAAGACGGCGATAAACTCGACGGCCTAAAACTACGGTCAATGGGTCGAACACGTAAGTGTGCTGACAACGAAATGCTCGTAAAGATTGCAAAAGAACATGGTCTAGAATTAAGTGAGATAATTAGTGAGCTAAATTTCCCACTTACTAAGATCTCGAAATTAGTATCTGCAAACGCAGAAAAATCAGAAAAACGAGAAAAACAACAGAATTTCCTTGCCGCCTGCGATGACGCAGGCATAGTCCAAACCTCTGAGGAGCGATTCAGTGTCGCGAATCAGTAAACCAAATAAAATAAGAATATGGCTACTAAAGAAGCTAAACAAGTGAAGGAAGTCGAGAATGAACTCTCGACTAATGTAAACATCGGAATCGAAATCGACCGCAGTGATATCGAGATACCTCGAATCAATGTATCACAGAAGATGAGTCAAGGCGATGCTCCAGTTGGATCAATTGTCTTTGACCGTAAACATGTGGTCGCTGGCCCTAATGAAAAAATATCTGCGATTGCAGTTGTTGCTCAAAAAGGCTGGAGGGAGAATATCCCATTTGATGAAGATGAAGTCCCACGAATTGCGTGGTCCAAAGAAGAGTCAGAGGCTATTTCTGATGATTCAGAATATCAAATGACTGAGTTTGCTGAGATTACATTATTACTCCGCCAGCCGGAAGGTAACGATGATGATACAGCATTCTCACTCGTTATTGGTGATAGCCGATATGCTTTGGGTAAGATAAATGTCGGTAAAAACGCTTATCGGACTACTTATAAGATTCTAGCTACAAGCGCGGCTTTTAATCCTAACACCCCAATCTGTGCTAGGGTATGGAACTTTGTCTCTGAAGAGTTCTCAAAGGGTAAATATACATGGTTCAATCCAAGCTTAACTGCCACTACAGAAGAGACAGGTGAAGCCGTCCTTGAATTCATTAAAAACTTTGGGGGTTAGTTATGACCGACGAAGAGAAAGAAGAAAAAACCCGTGATCTCCTTCTCGAAGAGATCAAGATGCTCGACGGCATGATCGCTGAAGTCGAGGATCAGCTCTCCCAAGTCGGAGCCAACTTGAGAAAGTTGAGGGTAGTTCGGGAGGCACTCCAGCATGTTACTGGTGAGCAGACCGAATTAGATTTGGATTCGTAATAATAGATGCTAGAACGCAAGCTCGTCGCAGAGTTTTTAGTCTTCTCTTTGCGACGGGCTTTTTTCTGCTCACAAATAAACTTATATGATTACATACGCATTAGATTTTGAAACCTACTACGACAAGCACTGCTCTATACGCAAGCTTGGCCCGTTAGGTTACTTTTCCCATTACGACTTCGACGCCTATATGGTGAGCGTCGTTGGTGATGATGGATATGAATGGGTGGGCCACCCTGAAGATTTTGACTGGAACCTGCTTAACGGCAATATTGTCCTTTCCCATAATGCATCGTTTGATGAAACCCTTTACCTGTATGGTGTTACTTGCAACTGGTGGCCGGAGGTAAAGCCTGCGGCATGGTATTGCACCGCAGATATGGCTGCGGCATGCGGTTTACCTAGATCACTAAAGGGAGCTACTGCTCAAGCTTTTGGTATAGAGGTTGAGAAAACGACTCGCGACAACATGTCAGGTAAGACATGGACGGGTATGTCTGAAGAGTTCCGTAAAGAAGTTCTTGAATACGCATTAAAAGACTCAGAGCTATGTCTTAAACTTTGGGAGGAATACTCACCTAGATGGTCTGACTTCGAGCGTAGTATAAGTAACATGAACCGACGGGTAGTCCAGCGAGGCATCCCTATTGATATAGACGCACTTAAAGAAGCGAGAGAAACAATTAATGAACGTTTATTTCAAGCGGAAAAGGCTATCCCTTGGGCAGGTGAAAAACCACTACTGAGTCGAAAAGCGTTCGACGAGGAATGCCACAAGATTGGGATTGAGCCACCAGCATCACTTGCTAAAACTGATAAAGATGCACAAGAGTGGATTAAAAAACATGGTAGATCTTATGCATGGGTAGAAGCAGTTTCTAATTGGCGGCGTATTAACTCCATTAAGAAAAAGTTAGATAGCTTTGATTACGCCACAATGCCAGACGACCGCTACTACGGTGGTCTCATGTATTTCGGCGGACACACCGGACGATTCAGCGGTAGTGGAGGGAACCTTAATCTACAGAATTTACCGCGAGATGAGATGTTTGGTGTGAACATGAGAAAACTCATTACCGCACCTAAAGGGAAGAAATTAGTCGTTGTAGATCTTTCGCAGATTGAAGTCCGCACATTATGTTGGCTAGCCAAAGACAAGGAGACTATGGACGCTATAGCAGCATCTGAAGATATATACGAGGCATTCGCGATTCAATTTGGATTGTGGTCCTCTGACAAAGGCGTTCTTAAAAAAGAAGACGCTAAGTTACGTCACAAAGTCAAAGCTCTTGTATTGGGTTGTGGATATGGTGCAGGTTACAAAAAGTTTGCTCAGATGTATAACATGTCCAAGAAAGAGGCTAAGGAGGCTGTTACGTTGTATCGTGACAAGATCTCTAAAGTACCTGAACTTTGGGGTGATTACGATTCAAAGTTGATTGGTCTTGGGTTGATGTCAGATAGCGTAGCCTTAAGGAGTAATGAAGACATTAAGTTGAAGCTTGAGTTACCATCAGGTAGAGTCCTAAATTATGGGTTTGTTTTACAGCAATACGATGAGGATACCGGACGCTCTAGGTATCAAGTAACAGTAAACCGCAACGGCAGAAAGCGGCATATTACCCTTTGGGGAGGTATTCTAGCAGAAAATGCTTCACAAGCTTTAGCCCGTGATATATTTAGTCATATGATGCTCCAGATTGAGAGGGCTGGCATCAACATAATTTTTCACGTCCACGATGAAGTTGTCTGCGAGTGTGGCGAAGAGATAGCAGACGAAACCCTAAACAAAATTATTAAAATCATGTCTACCCCACCAGAATGGATACCCGACATTCCGCTAGATGCAGAAGGAGAAATCTTAAATAAATATACAAAATAATGACCTATCGAACATTAAAGAACCTAAGAGACTCAAAGACTTCAAAAGTAGAAGACTTGAGCCAAGTAAAATCAAAGAAGCCAGCGTTTAAGAACAAAGCCCTATACCGAGATTGGTGTAGTAACATAAACACAAAACATGTGTTCTACTCGTGTGTAGAAGGACGAACTCCTTCTAAAAGAGTAACGTCTGACAACCCTGTGCACATAGTTCATGGGGTAGTTGCGGACTACGATGCCCCTGTTAAATGGGATACTTTCCAAGCTAATCTAGGAACAGCGTGTAACAGCAGCCCGTTACCGACATGGTCGTCGAGAACTCAGAGCGATTACCTTAGACTAGTATGGGAGTTCGAGAATCCAATTCCTGTGGACCCATCAATGTATGAGGCTTTTGTCATGGCAATCGATAAGCTTATTAAAGCTTCTAGCTTGTTTGCTGGATTTGATAAGTCATCGTTCCGACCAAACCAGTACTTTGAATTAGGAGTAGATTGGCAACCACACGGTAACAAACTCCCAGACTCAATCGTTTTTGCGGCTATAGCGAAGGCAGCGGAATCCAAACCGCCAGAGTCTGCCGAGACGTGTATCCCAATCGATGTAGTTGCCAAAGAGGTTGAATCCCGATTCCCGAATCGCTGGTTCGGTGAATTTGAAGTCGGAGCGCGTGGACCCTTATTCTGGATTGATGACGGTATTGACCGTGAAGGATGTCAAGTTGTGGAAGATGGGATGGTCTGTTATAGCGACAGAGCTGGTAAAGGATTCATGAGTTGGTCCGACATATTCGGTGGGGCATTTGTTAAGGATTACGAGACCCAGAAACTTGCTACCCTATTAGACGAGTATTGGTTCAACGGTAAGACATTCTTTAAGCTGCTATACGGAAACGCAGTCTCTATACCTAAAGATCAGCTTCTATTAGAGCTACGTCAGGCAGGTTTTTCTGTGAGAGTTAGGCGCGGTCAGAGCATCAGCGAGGTAGAAAACGCTGTGCTGGTAATCAGTAACAACAACCGGATTGATGAGATTGCACCAGTAGTGTTCTCAAGCGACCGTGTTGTATCGTATAACGGTAGTCGGATTCTAAACTGCTCTACGTTATGTCCGGTGGACGCCGCAGCGGATGGAGACCCATCCAACTGGCCTTTCCTCCATAATTGGTTCAATCAACTATTCGTAAACAACAGCAAGCACGATTCTATAGAATACTTCTACGCATGGATGAAAAGGTTTTACTACGCTGTTGTAGAAAGAAAGCCCTTACAGGGGCAAGCTTTGCTGCTGGTCGGACCAACAGGTCGCGGCAAGTCATTGTTGAGTAACAAAGTTATTAGCGGACTCGTGGGGGGTTTTGCTGATGCGAGTGACTACTTGGGGGGTCACACAAAATTCAACAAAGATTTAGGTCGTGTCGCATCGTGGGTGATTGACGATACGACCTCAGCAGCCAGCTTTCAAGACCAAAGACGTGCAACCGAGCTGTTGAAGCGTGCGGTGGCCAATCCACGAGTCGAGTATCAAGCCAAGTATGCTGACGCTTTATCAGTGCCTTGGACAGGTCGTGTTGTGCTATCTTTGAACATGGACGCTAACTCGCTGTCGGTAATACCGTCACTTGATTCTAGTAACCGAGATAAGCTTATGGCTCTGCTGATATCAGAGTCATCAACGACATCTTTCCCACCTAACTACCAGCTTGAAGCAACTATTGAAGACGAGTTACCTCACTTTGCTAAGTTCTTGATGGATTATAAAGTCCACCCTGAAGTTGAAGACGTTGGTCGGTTTGGCGTCCAGAGCTACATCGAGCCATTGATTGCTGATGCAGCATATGACAACAGTTATCGAAGCACCGTAGCCGAACTTGTTGAGTTCTTCTGCAAGAGGTGTCGTAATAGCGCACCGGAACTTAAGACGTGGTCGGGAACTCTAACCGAGTTTCAAGTTGCAATCCACGCATTTAACGATGGTCGGAATGTCGGTATGTCTAATAACCTAGAGTTTATCAGGCGTGGGATGTCAGTTCTTGAGGAAGCTGGAGCAGTCAACAGTAACATCAGACCTATTAATTCTAAAGGACAAGGCGGCGGTAAATTGTGGAGCATTGACCTGAGTGAGATTTACGATATAGGTTATACAGCGGATGACAAACGAAGATCTTCAGATCAGGAGGCAGGAACTTTGCGGTGAGTTTTGGATGGAACTTCGGCAAATTCTAGAACAAATTGGAGGAGATCCGTCAGTCGTTGATGCCTACATGGACGCCCCTCTCAGTGAGTTTGTAGATTTCGTAGCCCCGAATGGTATAAGGCCCGTCTATAAAAAGACGGGCCACATCCACCACAACTGCCTACCGCCGGATGAGCAGTGACTCGAAAGCGTCAGGCCGACGAGTTCTCTTGATCTCTATGTTGTAGCCGTCAGCCTTGAAACGGAATCCGTCTGCATCACGCTCGCCTCTCTCGTTGAATCGTTTCTTGTGGATGATGGATTTTTTAGGGGACCATCCGCAGAGCCATACTTTCCGTAGACCTTTGTGGACCCGCATGAAGAAGTATACGTCGGCCTCAAACTTACTGAACCTCGTCCTGACAACGGAAGCATTATAGTTTAGCTTAGGTGGGGTGTTGCAGCTCTTAGCCTTAACGTCAACCTTGAGACCTTTATATTCGTAGTCGTGGGTGTAGGACTTATCTCCAACATAGTTAAACTGTTTAAAAGTATTCTCAAAGGCGACCTCACCTAAGAAGCCAGTCATGTTACCTTTGCCATTAGTGAACGATGTCCTAAGATTACCTAAAGCGTCAGATCTTCGGCACGCTTCAGCGACATCTTCTGGTGTAGGTTTGTAAAGTATGAACCGACTCAAAATTTATTTGGTTAAGCATCAAACTCAAGTTTGATTGCTCTAGATGTCCCAGCTAACCCTAAATAAACGCTGTTGTTTTTAACTAAGGCTGCTGTCGAGTAACCTGTTCCGAGGCTCATTATGCCGGAACCTTCTTTGACTGTGGCTTTACCATCCTTAAAGTCATCCTCGTAATCTTTCCACTGAAACTCAAGCGTGTTGGGGTTAATCCGAAAACATTTCGTATCGGCCCAGAATGCGCTATATAGCCAACCATCAGGCCCAAGATAGCCGTGAAAGTTTTTGTTTTTATTTGCAACCGCTAGGTAGTCTTCAGGTAACTTAAATTCTTGGTAAGAATCGTCTTCGCAGTTGATTACCAAAAACATTTTACCCTGTCGCGGCAGGCAGAAGATTTTGTTCACCGACTCAACATAGGTAGCCCCTACATATTTTACTGAGAAGCCGTATACACCAGACGTGACTGGTAGGCCATCTAGATATTTAAACCCTCCATTTTTGTCGATCTTTGCGACACTCGTTCCAAGCGCGGGCGGCATGTAAACCTCCCCCTTCTTGTCAGTAGCTGCTCCCCAGATGTGGTTAAAATTCGCGGGCCTTTTCGGCTTAGGTGGTGTGAAGGAGGATACTTCCTCTGTATTGGTATCGTAGGTGAAGATCTGGAGTGTCCTCGTATATGACGGCATGTAGATTATCCCGTTGTTTCCTTCGGCTCCTGACCGCACTTGCGGACTCATCCTGAATTTCTTTTCTACAGAAATAGATCCTGTCTTCCTATCCAATCTAGCTATCGAACTGGCGTAAGCGGGCAGGAAATAAGTGTAGCCGTCTGAGGCTTTTACGTTCCCGATGAACCCCTTGTATCCCGTATCCTGTTTCTCGATTCGGTCAGCCGCAGTATCGGTTTTAATATGCACGTCTGACTTATAACCTAATGAGTGGATTGTGCCATCATCGCCAAGAGCCATCGTACGGGTCTTTGTCAGGTTCCCCTTAAACTCGCCATCTAGATACTTGAATCGGGGCCAAGGCGTAGAACTAGAACTAGAACTAGAACTAGAACTAGAACTAGAGCTAGAGCTAGAGCTAGAACTAGAACTAGAGCTAGAGCTAGAGCCTTCTTCCTTAAGGTTTTTTAAAATCTCTTGGAGAAGTTTAATTATTTTTTCTAGTGCTTGATAGATCAAAATTTACCTTTCCTACGGCGGATGTTTTTAAGGATCTTAGCTGTTTTCCTATGCTTTGCGGTCTTCTCCGCGATACTTTTAGGTTGCTTAACGTGTTGTTTACCTGCCTTCATGCCCTCTCTTTTCTTCTGACTAGTTCGGGCATACTCTTCGTCGGTTAAAGCTTCACGCGCAGCTTTCGGCAAATACCGCTCACCTGTCTCCAAAGACGGCTTGCCGGATTTAGTTCCCCATTTCTCCCGTGTCCAATTGTCGAGAGACCTCTGTGACCTACGTTTTGGCATCAGTATCCAGACTTAGGAGTAGACCGCTTACTAATTATTTTATTAACCTTCTTTTTAGTAGAAGACTTTTTTGCTGTTTTCTTGTGTTTGTATCCTTTTTTAGACATAGCTAAATGTTGTTCATAGGTTTCGGCCATATAACCTTTACCGTTTTTGTCGTACATCATGTGTGGTTTAAAATCTTTTTTCATTAGTTTCTGTAGCCTCCTCCTGCTTTTTTATATCTTGCTGCTAGTAGCTGCGCTTTGCGGGCCGACCACTGGCCAGCTTTACCGCCTTTTGTTCCCGCTAAAATTCTTCTAAACATACGCTTACGCATCTTAGGCTTCGTATAGTTTCCCGCCTCATTGACGCGAGACTTAGATTTCTTACGTTTAACTTTCTTGAGGACTTTTCTTTTACTCATTATTTCAAGCGTTTAAGGATTCGTTCGTAAGCCGGAAAGAAAACTTCGTCGATGCAACGGATACAGGCTTCTTCCTGAAAGCTCTCGCAGAACGAGATGCCAGAGATATGGAAGGCGGCGTGTAACATTTCATGACGTAAGGTCGGTATAATTTCGTGTTCAGGTAGTTTCTTATGTAACTGGATTATTCGTTTTTCGTGTAAGTATTGTCCGTAGCAATCATCTAACTCAGTCCTATGAATCTTGATCCGCTGACCAGCGATCATGACTGACTTTAATTTTTTCACTTATCTGGCAATTCCTCATGCGTTGTTAAAGTATTCGACAATCGCCTCAGCGTAAACGCTCGCTAGTAAGGCGTGTTTGTTTTCAAATAGAACCCATTCCTTCGGGCTGCTGCCGAAGAAAGGTTCGCATATCAGGGCAGGTGGTGACACGCTCCGCAAGAATCCGGCTCCGCGACCGTCTGGCTCAATCGCCTTTACGCCTCTATCCTTCTGC